CAGGTGGCCGAGTTCGTGTGCGATGCTCCAATTTTCACGGAACCAGCTCGCCGTGGCCGGGATCGCAATCACAGGCCGGCCGTCGACAATGAAGCTGTAGGCGGTGGACAGTTCACCGACTCGTACAACCTCGATACCCAGCCTCTCCTCGATTCGTTCGACGAATGGCCGCACAAACCCGGCACCGAGCTGCGTTCTCGCGGCTTCGACGTCGGACGGTGCGCTCCAGCCTTCGCGCGGTGCGAGTAACGCCTGGCGGTATGCGAGCGTGATGTCATCAAGGATCGGCCGATCGGCGCTATGACCAGGGATCGATCGGGTTCTCGTGCTCTGGTCGTAGTCGTGTCGGGCCACCAGCCGCGGCCGCCTCGGATCGGGCTCGCCCGAGATGAGGGTGTGCAGATCAGCGTCGAAGTGGTCCGCAATCCTCATCAGCTCCGCGGCACCGAAACCGCGCTGACCGTGAATTGCCCGCGACAACGCGTCGGGCGTCATCCCGACAGCAGCAGCCACACGCCCCTGCTCGCCCCGCGGAATCAGACGTGCTACACGGTCGCCAATCGAGTTGTCCACCTGGTCGATCGTACTGGTATTTTGGGAAAATCCCAATACCGCGCACTACGGCGTCTACACCAACTCGGCGCCGGTGACAGCAAACACCTCACTTGGCCGCACTACGTCATCGCCCTCTACCGACGACTCGCCTGCCCGGTCCACCTGCTCGTGCTCTGCCCGACCACGACAGTCGCCCGCTGGGCGGCAACCCCCATCGACTTCGGAGCCGGAACACTCACCCCAACCGTCATCGGACCCGACACAATCCCAGCGATCGCCGAGCCGGATACCGCACGAGAATTGCCCGACCTGATGATGCTCTCGGCGATGGTCCACCACCACAACCGGGCCGTCCTCAGGGCTCTGACCAGGATCTTTGCCGCCGACATCCCCGACCACGAACTGTACGATGTACTGAGCCGACTCATCCTTTTCCGCTGGTCGCACTCGATCTACTCGGCATTTCCCCAGGTCGGCATTCGGCCGGCAAGCCGGATTCGGCCCCGATTGGCGAAATCGGCCCGTTTCGGCCCGGTTCTCGGAGCGCGTTGTTTACAGCGCACCGCCCTGACCTGCGACAGGTCATCCGCAAGTGCCAGTCGTGCACGGGCGGGTAAGCGGCCGGAGAGGCCGAAGTGCGCTGTAAACTACGCACTCTCGTAGTGCGGGATTTGAGCCCGAAAACGCCTTCACCCCGTGTCCTGGTGACCAAGCGGGGTAAAAGTCCGCCAGGCTCCCACTGTCGCACCAATGCGGCCATATCGGCGTCACACCCCCGAAATGCCATACATCGTGCGGGTCGACGCCCCGATACTGCGGAGACTGTCGAGTTCCTTCTCCAGAGCCCGAGCTGTCGCCTTCGCGAAGTCGAGCGCGGCGTCGGCGACATCCAGGGCCTCCTGCTCGGCGACCGTGGCCAGCACCGCGTGGTACTTCTTCGTGGCAACAGGCCCCTCGGCAGCCAGGACCGCACGGGCAAACGCCTGGTCAAACGCCCTTTTCGCGTCCTTGTACGTCCTCGTGCGCTCGTCGATGACCCGCACACCCTTGGCGATACGGTTACTGATCTCCCGCAAAGCGTGCTCGATCTGCACCGGGTTCACCGGCTCCGAGTAGTCGTTTTCCCTGCTCACGCCGTGTACCTGCGCACTTCGATGCCCATCTTCTCGGCCCGCTGCGCGAGGTCCGTGGCGCTGGGGCAGTTGCCCATGAGGAAGACAACGACCAGGTCAGGGCCCTCGTCGAGGGCGAGCTGGTTGTGAACCATGCCGTTGACGTGGGTCTTTGAGCCGCTCATCGGCCGGTAGCTGGGAATCAGCGTCACCGGGTTCCCCCAGGTCAACCACTGCGTGACGGCTCGTTGGTTCACCCCCGGCCGGTCCAGGACTATCAGCATGGCATCGTCACCGAGTTCATCCCGGATACCCTTGAGGGCGCTCTGGAAGCCCTTGCGATCTGTCCAGATTCGGCCGTCTACCAGCACTTTTAGAGGGCGCGTCGGAGACTGGCGCGTGCGCGTGGCTTGTGGATTCCCGGTCATTCTCTCTGACTTCTGTTGTCGCCCTTGGGTTTTAGTTTCTCTACTGCTGCGGGAACTGCCCGGTGTCCAGGCAGGTCAGCCCCAGTGCCCGCCACATCGGCGCCGAACGGCAATCCAGTACCAGCCACACGTCGAACTCGGCCAGGGCACCGAACTCGTACAGCTTGTGCTTGAACTCCCCGTCGGTGATCGGCGACCCTTCACCTCGGGTCAGCGTCGGGTCCTTGGTGAGCACGAGGGCCGCCGGGACGCCTTGGGAGTCGAGCCAGTCCGCGACCTGGGCGTACTCGGTGTCCGGCCTGCTGGTGACCACCACGATGACCAGGGTGCGGCGCAGGTCGTTGTGCTGGCGGTCCAAGTCCTTGACCAGCTCGATGACCCGCGTGTCGGCCAGGCAGTCCAGCTCGATGACCAGGGCCGATGTCATTCGGGGTAGCTCGGTTCGCAGAATCGCTTCACAGTGGGGTTGGGGCACCACTCGTGCTCATAGCCGTTGGGGGTGACCCTCCATGTCTGGAGTTCGGGGCGAATCTCCCGGTTGCAGCGGTCACAGAGCGGGATCACAGGTCTTCCTCCTCGCACTTGCAGGGGTACGGCTCCAGCAAGTCTCGCTTCATCGCGGCGTGGACGAACGCGGCCAGGCCCAGGGAACTCACCGGTGTCACCGTCTCGCTCATCGCATAGCCGGTGCCGTGGCTGATGCCGTCGTCGGCCTCCGGGTCGGCCAGCATTGTACGTGCACCCGATGATCCAATCCCCTAGGATCGGGCTGTCGTCGTTGATGTCCTTGAGGTGCGCAACCAGCGCCTTCTCCAGGTCCTTGCGTGTCTGTTCGCTCATGCGGCCCTTCTCACCGGCCAGTCGGTATTGAAGTCGTTGATGGTCTCGCCCTTTCGGCTCTTGTACTCGCGGAAGCTCTCGCGCTGCTCCCGGTACGCGCGCTTCTGTAGCTCCATGAGCGCCGGGATGGTCAGCTTCGCCAGCTCCGGGTAAACCCTGGGCATCTTCCACGCCAGGCGTGCCGCCGCCAGCGCGTCGGCGTCGGCGTTGTGGGCGTCCCCGATGCTGACCCCGTAGTGCTTGACGACGTCGGCGAGCTTGCGCGAGCCCTTGCGGAACTTGTCGTAGTGCTTGTCGATGCACAGCCCGTCGAAGATCGGGCCGACCTCGCCGGGCTTGTGGCCCAGCCGGCGCAGTTCGTAGGTGAGCATGGTGAGGTCGAAGACGCCGTTGTAGGTGGCGACGACGAACCCGTCGCCCCATTCGAGCTGGAGCGCGGTCCAGATGCCCAGCAGGCCCTCCTCGTAGTCGCCGCCCTCGGTGCGCGCCTTCTCGGTGCTGATGCCGTGGACGGCGGTGGCGCCCTCGCTGATCTCGATACCGGGGTCCAGGAGCCAGTGATTGCCCGCGACCTCCGAGCCGTTGATGGTCGCGACGTACGCGGTGACGATACGGTCGGCCGTCAGGTCCGGGCCGGTGGACTCGACGTCGAAGCACGCCAGCGGTGACTGGGTCCAGCTCTCGAACGGGGCGATCATGGCTTGGCTCATGCGATCCCCTTGGGTATCCGGCGAACCGCGGCCCACTTGCCCGCCGCCCAGAGGGCGAGTGTGTGGTAGTCACTGTCGAAGACAGCCAGCTCCCCGACCAGGGTCTCGAAGCTCACGGCCTCGGGGAGCCACCAGCTTCGGCCGTCGAGGTCGTCGACCCACACGCCTTTGCGGGGCTCATCGGCCGGAGTACCAGACTCGCTCATTCGTCGTCCTCGCTCCTGCCCTTGAACCGGGAATCGTCACCGGGGAAGGCGTAGGCGGGGTACTTGCGGCTGGCGGAGACCAGTCCGATGTCCTCGGGCACCGCGCACGTGCTCCCCCGACGGTGCAGCACGAACGCGGACAGGCTGGTGAAGGTGACGTGACACCCGGACGCGGCGCAGTGGCAGACCGAGTGACTGGTCCACTGTGCACCACATGAGCAGCGGTTGATCTGTTGAGCCACGAGGTAAGCATATCACGGTATCCCGCAGGAGTATGGAGAGTGGAGATCGAACGATGCTGGTACGAGGCATTTCCTGGTCTCTAAATCCACCAGGTGGGTATAATGGGGTAGCTCACAAAGAGCAACCCCCGGCGAGTCGGCAAACTCGGACCGGGGGTCTGAACGCCTTGAATCGGAGGTCAGCGTCTTGCCACCATTCTACCGAATCCCCGTACTGCTGTGGGACTTTGGAGCATCGCTCGCAAGGAAACTCGTAACCCGTTTCACCACTTGGTATCCCACGAAGGCCCCGTGGGGCATCTCGCAGTGGTTCGCCATCTGGGAGAACGGCGTGCAGGTCGGGAAGGTTGTCGCGATCCGCGACCGGCAGGAGGGCGACGAGTGAGTCGCAGCTACGTCGACCACGACATCAGCCTGCCCTCGAACCGCTTCACGATGGTCCCCCACCACGTCGTCCATGACGTGCGGGTGTCGCCGAAAGCGCGGCTGCTCTGGATTCACCTCGCCGGACTGCGACCGGGTTGGGAAGTCTCCGTAGTGCAGATGGCCAAGGATATCGGGATCGGCAAGAACACGATCACCAGCGGCACCCGTGAGCTGCGGGAATACGGGTATCTCCGACTGGATCGCATCACCGACGAGCGTGGTCAGGTGACCGAGTGGAGGTACGCCGTCTGCGACCCAGGTCCCGGTTTTCCTGATCCCGAAAACAGGGATGGGGACCGTCCCCAAAGTCCTGATCCCGAAAACAGGGATATAGAGAAAGAACTTTCTTCTTCCCTACGGGAAGAAGAACAAGACTCTAGTAAATACTCTCGCGCGAGAGCGGATGACAGCGGGACTAGTCCACTTCCCGACGATTGGGAGCCGACGGACCGGCACCGCACCAAGTGCTCCACGTTGGGTCTTGACGTCGATCGGCTTGCAGCCGAGATGCGCCAGTGGGCCTACGCCAAGAATGTTCGCCGCAAGTCCTGGAACGTCACGTTCAACTCGTTCATCGCCAGGGCGAAGCCCAAACCCACGAAGGCGACTCACGTACCGACGGAAACCTGGGACAACCTGTGAACTACTACGACATCGCGAAATCCGTTCTGCGGACAGCAGCTTCACTCGACCACCGCATTGACTCCTGGTTCGCAGGATTCGACAACGGGACCCAGAAGCTCCACATCTCTACGTGGGCCAGGGTTTTCGAGAACAAGACCTGGCCGCAGGAGGCAGTGGAAGCCGTGTTCGACCACTACAGCAAGCCGAATGCGTTCCGCATCATGCCCGGCGACATCGTCGACTACTGCGCCCGCCAACCGATCTGGTCCTCCCCTGACCACGTGATCTCCACGTTCCGGCGGTACGCCGTCGAGCAGCCGTTCTCGCTGGCGTTCGAGCACTACTCGGGGATGCGCCCCCCGCAGGAGGTCTACGACGTCGGTGCCGCCGACCGCGCTGCCGCGTCCCGGATGGTCTCGGAATGGCTGGAATCGAACCTGGACGAGATCGTCGCCAGCGTCATCAAGCGCCAGACTGCCTCGCCTCGGGAGCTGGGCGCGTGATTCCTGGCGCTACATGCGGAGCCTGGCCAACTTTTGACGCTCTGGGGTCTCCCAGTACCGGGGAGGCGATTTCGTGAACTCCTACACCCGGTTCCTGGACGCCCTGCGGGATACCGGATGCGCCGTCGATGACCATGGCGACCGGGCTGATGCCCAGTCGCCCGGTCACTCCCCCGCCGATCGCTCCTTGAGCGTGTACTACAACCGGCTGGAGGGGCGAACGGCGTTCTGGCCGCACTCGGCCCGCGACACCCAGGAGGGCGTGCTCGATGACCTACGGCTGACCTGGCGCGACCTCTACGACAACCCGGAGGGTGCGAGGTACGAGTACAGCGACGGCCGCAAGGTGTTCCGCTCCCCCGACAAGAAGTTCCACCAGTCGGGGAATACCCACGGGGACCAGCTCTTCCGGGCGAACAGACTCGGCGACGCCGATAAGGTGTATATCGCAGAAGGCGAGCATGATGTCCTCACGCTGGAGCAGGAGGGCGCGGTGGCGACCTGCACCGCGATGGGTGCGGGCAAGGCCGACAAGTTCGACCTGACCCCGCTGTATGGCAAGCAAGTCATTGTGGTGATGGACCGCGACGAGGCGGGAGCCCGGCACGCGGCCCAGATCATCGACCTGCTGGCCGCCCATGCCGAGGTGTCGGTTGTGCAAGCCAGGACGGGCAAGGACGCCGCCGACCACGTGGTGTCAGGGAACTCCCTCGATGACTTCTTGCCCGTCGAGTGGGCACCCAAGCGGATTGCCATCGCCAAGCTCACCCACGCGGTCGAGCGCATGAAGACGATGGACCTGGAACCTGGGCTGGACTTGGTGCGGACCACCGTCGCCGAGTCGGGACCGAAGGCTGATGTCGGCGACCTGCACTCGGTCTACGACGTCCTCATGGAGACCTGGACCGACATTCAGCGCCCGGAGGCTGAACGCAAGTCGGAGGTGATTCCGACCCCGTGGGCGGACCTGAACCGCAAGCTGGCAGGAGGTCTGCACGCGGGGAGGTCGTACATCATCGCGGCCCGGCCAGGACTCGGAAAGAGCATCTGGGTCTCGACGTTCGCACTCAGCGCCGCTCGGCAAGGGTTCTGCGGCCTGGTCTACTCCCTGGAGATGCCACGTACAGAGCTGGGGTCACGGTTCATTGCCGACGGGTCGACGGCCGACTATGGACAGGTTGTTCGCAAGCGGCTCGACAACGACAACTTGGCGCGGGTATCTGAGTTCCTGGGCGGGGTTGACCCGCGCACCCCGTTGACGATCTCCGATCGCTCATCCATGACATTGAGCAAGATCGCCGCCGAAGCGCGGTCGTTCAAGGCTGAGCGCGGCCGGCTGGACTTCATCGCGATCGACTACCTCCAGCTACTCAAGCACCCCGAGCGGGACCGACAGAAGGCCCTGACGGAGATTTCTCGCGAGGTGAAGATTCTCGCCGGGGAGCTGGAGTGCGCGATCATCGAGGTGTGCCAGCTCAACCGTGGTAGCGACAAGGACAAGCGCAAGCCCGTGATCTCCGATCTTCGCGAAAGTGGTGCCCTGGAACAGGATTGCGACGTGTGCATCCTCCTGCATCGCCCCACCAACGAGGACGGTTCGGGCACCGGGGACGTCGTGCTCATCATCGGCAAGAACCGCACCGGACCGCTCGGCGAGGTAACCCAGCCGTGGCAGGGGCACTATGCCCGGATTGGTGAGTATGCGCGTTAATATCCATCCTCCACCACACGACAACAGATACAATGAGGCGTACAGATAGGAAACCCGTTGAAGTACACATGGATTGACATCGGCACTGGTGATACCCACACGCTTACGCCCCAAGGGGCACTGAAAATCTCCCGGACCGGCGAGGTGTGGTTCTACCGGCACGGCCACGGCACCCTGCGCTTCACCGTCGAGCGCGTCGAGGATGAGCTGCCCTGGCGGCACTGGGCGCGCGTCATGGGCAAGCTGGCCGAGCACTTCGAGCTGGCTGAGCGGGGGGAGCTATGAGCCAAACTATCGAGGTCGTCGTCGGGGCTCTCCTGGCTGCTGACGCCGCCGAGGATGTGCAGCCATGACCTGCTACGCCATTCCCGGCGGTCACATCTGCTTCACCGAGGCCGAGACCGTCAAGCGCTACCCCGACGGAGAGTGTTGGTGCTTCAAGTGCCGCGCTCGCCGAACCTTCACCCGCGCCAACCACTTTCCCGCCCCGACCTCGTGGCGCGACCCGTGGACAACGGTCCAGTGCGACGAGTGCGGCACCGTCGATGGCGACCTGTTCCCCGGCCGTAGTAGGGGGTGGGAATGAGCATATGGTTCGACCCGCACATCGGGCTGAACTCGATGGGGTACTTCATCGAGATTCGGCGCATCCGTAACCACGCCAAGCTCCCGGCCACCAACCCCGACGCGGTGAATATCTACTCGGTGTCCGTCGACAGGGATGGAACTCTGTTGGGCGAGTGCACCGTTGAGCACCGGTATGGAGACGGCGGGCTGGTGTTGATCGCAAAAGCGTTGTCCGCGTGGACTTCCAATATCCATTCTCCTGTGCAATAATGGATACTGGCAATTCAACAGAGAGGCATCACGTGACACACATCTGGCAGACCCCGAGCGGGGCGCTCTACCTGCCGATCACCGACCGGGGAGACGAGCGCTACGTCGAGATTCGCCCCAGTGGCCCCGGCTGGGCGATCAATGCGCTGAATGCGGTGGAACTCCCCGAGGATGCCGTTCAGATGGCAGCCCCCCGCGTCCTGGCGGCGGCGTATGAGCGGGAGGATGCGCAGGTCAAGCTGATCGGCAGCCTGGAGCGGCAGATCGACCGGCTGCGGGTGCAGCTTGACGAGAAGAAGAAGGACGAGCAGGACGCCAGAATCGCCAAGGTCGCAAACGTACTCTACGACGCCAAGTTTGGCGACGAGTATGAGCCGCTGTCGACGACCGCCGAGCGGATCATCGAGGTGCTCGATGTCGATGACTGAGGCATGGGGGCGGCGGATGGACCACCGCGACGGGCACGACCCGATCCACCACCCCAGGCACCACACGAGTCACGCCTGCGGCATCGAGGTCATCACCGTCACCCGGCACATGCCCTTCGACATCGGCAACGCGATCAAGTACGTCGTCCGCGCTGAGATGAAGGGAGGGCTGGAGGATTTGCGCAAGTCGGAAGTCTATCTGACCGACTACATCAACCACCCGCCGAAGTTCTCCTGGCTCTCGGTCCGCCAGGCCAAGTGGCTGCGCACATTCGCCGAGGCTGAGCCGGACCCGATCAAGAAGCTGTTCTTCGAGGCAATGGCCGTCCCCTCTCCTGAGGTCGCGCGGCTGCATGTGAGGGAGATGATCTCGCGTGCCGGTGGGTGAGCATCCGCGCTGCCCCGAATGCGGTCGCGTGATGATCGCCTGGAATCGGGTCTGCGCGGTCTGCACGCTCGCCAAGAACACCTAGACGGGGTCCGGCACCGCATGGGGTTGGTGCCGGACCCCTTGGCAAACAACAGAGAGAAACCGATGACACTGACCACCACCATGATCGCCACCTCGCCGATCGACCCGATGCGTGTGTTCCTGCACGCCGCCAAGCTCCTCGGCGCGAACGAGGGGTACGACTTCCACATTAACGAACACCGGATCAATGCCAAACTGGGCCAAGGGCTCCCGGCACTCCTATGGGTCTCCCACAACGAGAGCAAACTGCTCGCGCCCGGTGAGTACTGGACCAACGACCCGTGGGACAAACGTCTGGCCGGTCCTGAGCCGGAGGTGATCTACCGCCCGCGCGGTTACGTCGACATCTACCTCGACACCGTCCACGGGTACGGCAAGTCGGATGGGTTCGGCGGTCTCCACTACGACGAGGGCTACGGCGGTCCTCACGACCTGCACGCCTGGCTGGTCCGGGAGATGGCGAGTTACTTCACCGCCCAAGGGGTCGGCTACTGGTGGCAGCACGAGTACACCGGCGAGTGGTTCAATACCCTCGAGAAGCTGTCGATCCTGGGTGACCCCGAGCTGGGCGGGAAGAATCCGGTTCTGCGGCATCAGGTGAATGTGCGATGACCGACCTAGACCCGTCCAGCCCCGACGACCTGTGGGCCATCTCGGACTGCCTAGATGCGATCGTGGCGAATCCTGCGAGCGTGCACGGGTACTCGCTCTCGCGCCTGCGAGATGCTGCGGTCGACATCTGATCAGAGGCCGACTACATCGAGATGACCGCTGCCCGTGATGCGTTGCGTGCCCGCAAGATCGCCGCCATGGCGCGGGCAATTCGGGATGAGGACGGGCTCAAGGCAATGTCGTGGAGAGAGGCGTGCGCCAACACATCCCCATGCCGCCGAAAGTGCGCGTGGTTTGTGCCGCACCCACTACTGGCGCCTGCGCAATCACGGCACCGTCGCTGATGACCTGCCGATCAGCCGCCACACGATCCCCCAAATCCGGTGTCCTGCTTGCTGGCTCGACATCCCCAACCAGACCCCTGTCCCCTATCACGCTGATAGCACGGGGATCACAACGTGCCCGGCATCCGGCCAGGCACTTACGAGAGAGAAGGAAAACGCATGACCGACAGTAGGATTCCCGACGTGTACCAGCATCCGGACGGGCGGATAGCGATTGACCGGCGACCTGGCAACTACGGTGTGCTGGTCACCGATGCCAGCGGGTGGGTTACACCCGAGGTGCATCTCAGTGTCCCGGCCGGTTTCGTGCGGCTGGTGCCGGAGACGGAGGCCGGTGCATTCGTCGGCGACGACCCCGCGCTCGCCGCATACCGCGCCGAAGCTCGGGAGGCGTGGGATGCGGCTCGTCGGGTCATCCCGAAAGCGCCGTACAAGGCCGCATCCATCGCCGAGGTGATCGACACCCTCGGCCAGCAGATCGCCGAAAAGCATTGGAAAATGAGCAATTCCGGCCTCGCATACTCCGAGCTGTGGAGAGCTATTGAGACCCATCCGGGCGTGTGCGGGGTGCGCATGGTGTGGGAGGACGACCCGCTCAGTCCCACCGGCCGACGTCCACGGGCAGAGATTGAGTCTTGCGC